GGCACTGCGGGCCGATCACAACATTGCCATAACCCGCCAAACGGAGAGCCTGCTCGTGGCCGCGTGCTGGCTGGCCGGGCACGTGCACCTGATCCGGATTCATACGGCCGCGCTGGAGGCGCTGCGCGATATCGAGCAGGGCATCGGTCGAGCTCGGGCCCGGACCGACCGGCGCGAGCCGCTTGCCTATCGGGGCCAGTGCTGGGAGTGCGGCGCCGAGCTGCGCGCGGCACCGCAGGCGGCGATCGTGACCTGCCCGGATCCGGACTGCCGCGAGCAGCACGACGGACCCAAGCTGCGGGCCTGGCTGCTGAAGCAGGCCCGCGAGGAGCTGCTCACCGCCGCGGAGCTGTCCGCGGCACTGACCGGGCTGGCCGAGCGGCCCGTGCCGGCTGGCACCATCAAGAGCTGGAGAGCGCGAGGCCAGCTGGTGCCGCGCGCCTGGCTGCACGGGGCCGTCAGCCTGGAGCGGCCCCACCTTCGGCCCGTGGGGCCTGGAGTCGTGCTGGTGACGGAGGCCAGGTGCTGCCGTCCGCTTTACCGGGTCGGGGATGCGCAGACGCTGCTGGCAGACGGGGACGACCCCGCTTGACCTGCATGCAACCATGTGGGAGTCCACGGTGGTGGATTGGGTGGTGAGCACCGGACCCGGCCGCAAGGGTGCCCGTTGGCGCAAGGCCCAGGCGCTGTGCATGGCGCGCGGCGAGGCCCAAGGTCTGCCGTGCTGGGGATGTGGCCGGCCGATCGACTACGCGTTCAGCCGGCTTTACCCGCAGCATCGGATGGCAGGCACGGCACACCACATCGTCGGTCTGGAGCAGGGCGGCCATCCCTATGATCAGCGCAATCTCGCGCCGTGTCACCGGGGTTGCAACACCAGCATCAGCAATCAGCTCCGGGCCAAGTCGCGGCCTGCATTGAGGACGTCGCGCCAATGGTGACTGATTGTTGGGTTGGGACATCGCGCCGAAAAAAATCCAGCTAGGTGGCTGGTGACCTGCTCCCATAGCTCCTTTTTCTCTCTCCCCTCATGTTTTGCGGGAGGTGAAGTCGAGGTGGTGCCGGAGGTGGAGTCCGTTCCGCTCGAGCGACTGGTGCCGTTTCATCGCAACCCGCGCCGAGGTCACGTGGGGGTGATCCGCAAGTCGCTGCTGGCGCACGGTCAGTACACGCCGCTTCTGGTCAATCGTGGCTCTCTGACCGGGCGGCCGGCGGAGGTGCTGGTGGGCAATCACCGCCTCCTGGCGTTGCGCGATCTGCATACCGATCCAGACCCTCGCGATGCCGAGGAGCGGCAGCTGGCATCCCGCGCAGGTGTGCGGAATTGGTCCCACGCGCTGGTGTGCTGGACGGACGTCGACGACGACGAGGCAAACCGAATCGTGGTGGTCGACAACCGCACCTCAGATGTGGCATCCAATGACCATGCGGTGCTACTGCGGGTACTCGCGGGCCTGCCTGATCTGACGGGCACGGGTTACGTCGCCCAGGACGTTGCGCAGATCGCGGCGGCAGTGGCGGCGTTATCAACTCGCCAATCTGGTACGGCTGACCCGGAGGACGTGCCCGAGGTGCGGGCCGACATCGCGTCCAGGGCCGGTGACCTGTGGGTACTCGGACCGCACCGATTGGTCTGTGGAGACGCGACCGATCCGGACGACTTGTCGTTGGCGCTTGGTGATTCCATTCCAGGAATCGTGTATACCGACCCGCCATACGGCATCTCAATCGTCAATCGTGACGGGAAGATCGGACACTCTCGAGGAATGCCGTTCGGCGGCAAGCACGGCACAGGTAACGTTGTTCCCACGACCAGGTATGAGCCTGTGGCGGGTGACGCCAGCGCCGATGTGGCAAGGAATGCGTTCCGCCTCCTTTTGGCCGCCTATCCGAAGGCGAAACATGTGTGGTGGGGCGCTAACCACTTTGCCTCATCGGCATCGGTGCCTGACGCATCTTGCTGGCTTGTCTGGGATAAGGAGACCGGCGCCACCAAGTTCGCCGATGCCGAGCTCGCCTGGACCAACCATCCCGGCGCTGTCCGCCTCCTGCGGCATCGGTGGAACGGCATGCTCCGTGCGTCCGAACGCGGAAAAAGGGTGCACCCCACACAGAAGCCGGTGGCCCTGGCGTTGTGGGCTTTCGGCGCGATCCAAGCGCCAGAGGGCGTGCCGGTGCTAGACGTCTTCGCGGGGTCTGGCTCGACCCTCATCGCGGCGCACCAAACGGATCGGCCGGCAGTGCTGATGGAGATCGAACCCGCGTATTGCGACGTGATCTGTCGGCGGTGGCAACACATGACCGGCATAATTCCGAGGCGGGACGGTGTGCCACATGACTTCGTGTAGCAATACCAGGCGGCAGGACCACGCGCGCGCCCTGAAGTTGGCCGGACTCACTTTTCAGCAGATCGCGGAGTCGCCGGATCCGCTGGAGCCTGGCCGCTCGCTGTATGCCTCCCGGGGCGCCGCCCACAACGCGGTCCGAGGCTCCCTGGCACGCCTGGAGCGCGACAGACTCAGCGCTGGCGACCAGTGGGTGATCGAGGAGGCGCGCTGGGAGTCATTGCTGCGTGCCGTGTGGCCTCAAGCGCTCCAGGGCGACCTGGCCGCGGTGCAGACCGCGGCCAGGCTCCTCGCCGACCTGCACGCGGCCCGCCTGAGGGCCACGGGCGCCGCAGTGCCGAGTGGCTCACAGGAGGCGGAGGGGTCACGTCTTGACGAGCTCTCTCGGGCTCGGGCTCGCCGAGGCGCAGCGACCTCGGATCCTGGCGGCGCCACCGGCTCATAGCCACGCCTCCGGCTGGGAGGCCATCGAGCTCGCCGAGTCGGCGGGTTTCCATCTCGACCCGTGGCAAAAACTCGCTGTCCTGGTCATTTGTGCCGAAAACGAGTTCGGCTTATGGGCTGCATTTGAAGTCGCACTACTGGTCGCACGGCAGAATGGCAAGGGCGGTGTTATTGAGGCCCGGGAACTGGCCGGGCTCTTTCTTTTCGGCGAGCGGTTGATTATCCATTCGGCGCACCGTTTCGAGACGTCCGCTGAGGCGTTCTTGCGGATGATCAATCTGATCGAGGGATGCCCCGACCTGGATCGGCGAGTGAAGCGGGTCAGTCGGTCGCATGGCGAAGAGGGCATCGAACTCAAGACCGGGCAGCGGATCAAGTACCGCACCCGATCTGGCGCCGGCGGTCGCGGCCTGTCGGGTGATGTCGTCGTGCTCGACGAGGCCATGTACTTGCCGGTGGCCACCATGAGCGCATTGCTGTTCACCATGAGCGCGCGGCCTAATCCGCAGCTGCTGTACTGTGGCTCGGCCGTGGATAAGCGTGAGCATGTCGACGGCCTGACGTTTGCTCGGATTCGCCAGCGTGGCCTCCTGGGTGGAGATCCCTCGCTGGCATACATTGAGCATTCACCGCCCATCACGATTGAGCAGGTCGAGGCCGGTGAGATCGACCTGTCCAACCCGCGAATTCAGGAGCAGGCGAATCCGGCGCTGACCATCCGGATCACGCGTGAGCATGTGGCCAAAGAGCTGCGGACCATCCCGCGGAGAGAATTCGCGATCGAGCGGCTCTCCATCGGGGACTGGCCGAATGTGTCCGAAGAGGGTTCGAAGGTGATCGATCCGGAGAAATGGAAAGCGCGGGCAGATCCGGATTCGGCCCCGGTGGGCACGATCGCGCTCGGTGTGGCGATGGCGCCGGATCGGTCGCGCGCGGCGATCGCGGTGGTGGGGCGGCGCGCTGATGGGCGGCTGCACGGCGAGCTGATCGAGGATCTTCCCGGCGCGGGGTGGCTCGTGCCGCGGGTGGTGGAGCTGGTCACGACGTGGGATCCGTGTGCGCTGGTGATTGATTCCGCGGACGCGGCGGCATCCATCAAGGTGGATCTCGATGAATTCGCCATCGAGCCGGAGCTGACGACCGCCCGAGAATTCGCACTGGCCTGCGGTGGATTGTTTGACGACATCGACGGGGACCAGTTCTGCCACCTCGGTCAACAGGTTCTCGATGATTCCGCTACGACGGCGGATAAAAAGGCTCTCGGTGGCGCGTGGGCCTGGGATCGCAACAGCCCGGTCTATACCGCGCCGGTGATCGCGCTGACTGTGGCCCGGCATGGATTCCTGGTGCACGGCCGCCCGGCACCACCTCCCGCTGATCCTCAGCTGGCCAGCGCTGACGGCGCGACCACGAGCGAGACGGCCGATCTGGCCCGGGCTGGATTCTGAAGAAAGGGGAGGCATCGCGATGACCCTCGCGACCCGCGAGCTCGGCTACATCAACCCCCTGTCTGGATCGGGCTGGTGGGCGCCACCGCTGGACGAAGAGACTCCGGAGCTGCGCTGGCCACTCAGCGTGGCCGTCTACGACCGGATGCGCCGCCAGGACGCCCAGGTCACCTCCGTGCTCCGGGCGGTCACGCTGCCGGTGCGGCGCACGACGTGGCGGATCGAGCCCGGTGATGCCCGGCCTGAGGTGGTCGAGCTGGTCGCCACCGACCTCGGGCTGCCGGTGGCCGGCCAGACCGATCGCCCCCCGCCGCTGCGCACCCGGGACCGCTTTTCGTGGTCGCACCATCTCCAGACTGCACTGCTCATGATTGCCTATGGGCATTCATATTTTGAGCAGGTCTATCGGCTCGATGGTGGTTTCGCTCGATTGCGGAAACTCGCGTGGCGTCCGCCGCGGACGATCTCAGCGGTCAATGTGGCGACTGATGGCGGACTGGAGTCGATCGGGCAGTATGCGCCGGTCGGCGCGAAATCGGCCGAGCTGACCATTCCGGTCTCTCGACTGGTGGCTTATGTCCACGACCGTGAGGGCGCCAACTGGCTGGGCAATTCACTTTTGCGTCCGGCATATAAGCACTGGCTGATTAAGGATCGGTTGTTGCGGATACAGGCGCAGACGATCGACCGCAACGGGATGGGCGTGCCGCTGTACAAGGGCGCCGAGAATGAGATGACGCTCGATGCCGGCAAGGCGCTGGCGACGGCGTGGCGGTCGGGTGACAACGCGGGAGCGGCTGTGCCGCACGGAGCGGATCTGCTGCTGCGGGGTGTCGAGGGTGATTTACCCGACGCCGGGCCGGCGGTTCGATACCACGACGAACAGATCGCCCGCGCGGTCCTGGCACACTTTCTCAACTTGGGCACCCAGACCGGCAGCTGGGCGCTGGGGACCACGTTCGCGGACTTTTTCACCTTTTCATTACAGACCCTGGCCGAACAGGTCGCGGATACGGCGAATGCGCATGTTGTCGAAGATCTGGTCGACGTCAATTTTGGTGAGCAGGAGCCGGCGCCGCGGATCGTCTTTGACGAGATCGGCTCGAAACACGACGCGACCGCGCAGGCGATCAAGATGCTGATCGACGCGGGCGCAATCTTCCCTGACCGTGAACTCGAGGAGTTCTTGCGCACGACATTCGGGTTGCCCCCGAAGGACCGTCCCGCCCCATCGCCCCCGGAGGACTGATGAAACTCTCCTGGCAGGAGCCGCGATCGGGCAAGCCGCCGCAGTGGTATCGGATTGGCCCGATCATGGCCCTGGCCGATGACAAGGGCAACGGAGGCGATAAGGAGGCGGCGTCAGCGACCAGTGCCGATGTCTACCTCTATGACACAGTCGGCGGTTGGTTTGGCATTTCTGCCGACGACTTTGTGCGCGACGTCGCGAGCCTGGATGTCGATCGAATCGTCCTGCACCTCAATACCCCGGGCGGTGACGCGTCAGAAGGTGTGGCGATTGCCAACGTGCTTCGCGCGCACCGGGCACGGGTGGTTGTGCGGGTCGACGGAATGGCGGCCAGCGCGGGCTCAGTGATCGCGATGGCGGGCGACGAAATCGTGATGGGCATCGGGTCGCAGCTCATGATCCATGACGCGTGGGGTTATGCGGTGGGAAGCGCGGCGGAGATGGCTGCGGCAGGGCGGATGCTCGATTCGACCTCCGACGCATTGGCCTCCACCTACGCGGCTCGCACCGGGGGGAGCACCGCCCAGTGGCGCGAGGTGATGCGCGCCGAGACCTGGTATGCCGCCGAGGAGGCCGTGACGGCAGGTCTGGCCGACCGGGTTGCGGCCCCCGACGAGACCGGCACCGCCGAGGGCGAGCAGGTCATCCCCGGTGGCTCCTACGGCGGCTGGTGGGACCTGTGGGACAGCCTGCGCCGCCCCGACCGGTTTGATCTTTCCGCCTACGCCTACGCCGGCCGGGCGCACGCTCCCGCACCCACCATGCCGGGCCGCGAACCACCACAGAAAGGACACCCCGCCGTGGCAGTGACCCTCACCGATGAGCAGCTGGCGACCCTGCGCGAGCAGCTCGACCTGGCCGCCGACACCGACGACGCGGCCGTCATGGCCGCGCTATCCCAGCGGCTGACCACACCGGATCCGGCGCCACCGCTGCCCGAAGGAGTGGTGACAATCGACGCCGCCCAGTTGGCCGAGCTGCGGGCGTCCGCCGCACTGGGCCAGCAGGCCCACGAGCGCCAGCAGCGCGAGGACCGCGAGGCTCTGGTCAACGCTGCCGTTGTCGACGGCCGGATCGCCCCGGCACGCCGCGAGCATTGGGTCGCCCAGCTGGAGGCGGACCCGGGCTCCCGGGAGGTGCTCGCCACGCTGGAGCCGGGCCTGATCCCGGTCGGTTCCCCTATCGGCCATTCCGGCGATACCGATAAGACTGACACCCTCTACGCGGCCGTGTTCGGCAAGGAGTAAGCCATGGCTGATTACATTCCGGTATTCAAACCCGGCAATGACATCACACAAACGGTCGGTGCCACGGCAGTGGTCGGCGGCAATCTGGTGATGCTCTCCGCGGCCAATACCGTCATTCCCACGACCGGCAGCACTGCCGCATGGTTGGGCGTGGCGACCACGGATGCCGCGGTCGGCGCGAAGGTCGGCATCACCAGTGGTGGAGTACAGGAATTGGTAGCCGGCGGCGCTGTCGCGGTCGGCGCTAACGTCATTCCGGCGGCCGCCGGCAAGGTTGTCACGATCGGCGCGGAAACGGTCTACCCGCGGGTGGTCGGTATTGCGCTGACCGCCGCGGCCGCAGACGGCGACAAGATCCGCGTCAAGATGGCCCGTTGAGAGGGAATCGAGCAAATGGCTTATACTTATCCTCCGCCGGCGCCCACGGTCACCGGTGACTTCACCAGTATCCATTCGTTGCTGGCGCGACCGGATCTCATCGCGCGGCGGTTACGCTCGATCGCGGAACAGCGTTTCATCGCCGATGCACTACTCCCCAGCCGGTTTAATGTCGTGGGTGGCGCAATCCAGTTTGAGCAGGGTGAGTCCCTCTATACTGACCGCACCCCGGAGCAGGTCCGGCCGGGCAAGGAGTATCCTCTGGCCGGTATCGGCCTCGGCCCGACGCAGATGGCCGAGGTACAGAAGTGGGGCCAGGATGTACCCGTCACCGACGAGGCCATTAAGCGCCTCAACCGGAATCCCTTGGACCGGGCACTCCTGAAACTGGTCAACCAGATGGTGAAGACGGTGGACAGTGTGTCGCTGGCCGCGATTGCTTCAGCGGTCACGCAAACCGCCGCCGCGGCGGCGGTGTGGTCCACGGGGACGGCGAAGCAGATCTTCCTCGACGTCGCGAAGGCCAAGGCTGCGATTATCGACCTCAATGATGGATTCGACCCGAACACGGTCGTGGTCTCCACCACGGCGTGGACCTTCGCCATGGCCACCTTTGCCGACGCGGGATATTTGCCGCGGGAAGACCGCAGCTCTCCGGTGCTGACCGGCGACTTCCCAGTGATCGATGGTATGCGGTGGTTGGCGACCACGAATCTGCCGCTAGCACAGGCCGCCCTCGTCGTGGATAGCACCCAGCTCGGCGGGATGGCGGAGGAAAATCTCGGCGGCCCCGGCTACGTGGGTGCAATGGGCGGGGTCGAGACCAAATCGATCCGCAACGACAAAAAGGACATGTATGACCTGCGGGCGCGGCGGGTCACCGTGCCGGTCGTGCTAGAGCCCAATGCCGGTTTCGAGATCACGGGGGTGACGTCCTGATGGCTACCTATGAGGTAACGGCACCGCTGGCCACGGGGAAGGACAGCGCGGGGAAGCTGCATTACTGGTATACGGGTGCGGTGCTCCCGGACGGCATCCCGGCCGACGAGCTGACGCGGCTCGTCGGGCGCGGTCTGATCCGCGAGATCCCTCCGGCCGATCTACCCGCGTCCACGGATGAGGATGCCGGGCCCGACGGCACCACGGCACCCGCGAGGACCACTCCGACGGTCGATCGCCCGAAAAAGGTGGCCCCGCACGCCACATGGATCGACTACGCGGTGGCCCGGGGCATGGATCGGGATCAGGCCGCAAAGATGAGCAAGGGCGAGCTCATCGACGCGTTCCCGGAATAATTGCGTGGGCCGGCTGATCGCCACCGGCGAGCTTGCGTCATTTATGCAGAAACCCGTCCGGGCCGACGCCGAGCGGATCGCCATACGGGTCGCCGAGGGATGGGTAAAATCGAAAGCAACGCGGCTGACCGACTGGACCGACTGGCCCGATCCCATCCCGGAGGATTTGTGGGCATGGGCGATCGAATTGGCGTCGATCGCCTACTCCAATCCGACGGGTATCGCGACTCGCACGGTGGGTGACGAGACCACCGGATTCGTCATCGCCCGCCGCGCCGAGATTCTGGACGCCATTGAGCAGGCCTACGGCGGCGCCCAGCCAAGTTACCAATTCCCCCCGGCGCCGTGCTG